CCCCAGATCATATCTCATTGCTTAGAGTGCATAGAGCAAAACTACGTCGGTTTGTTGTAAACCGTCAAAAATCAGGAGGGTTCTATTTGCAATATGCCCGCTGGTGCGGTATGTTTGCGACAGATGCGCGATGACCCTTCCCAAGGTCGTGCATCTCAGGCGGCGCTTGAGGTTAGTCCCTCGCGTCGCCGCTTTTTACACCGTAGACAATATTCTAAGCAAAGACAACCCACGACGATAAATTTCACCGTGGGTTGCTCGTTATGATATCTGCCCGCGAAACTGCACAGGCGCGTCAAACCCATCGCGGATCAATCTGCACCACACCTCCGCCTCCGCAATATCGCAGAGAATGACATGCTGGCCCGTCCATCGCTCAATGAATCCCGTTTGATACTTCGTCAGCGTCGCCTTGGGGCCGTTCTTAACCTCCACGATGTAGTTGCGGCCCCGATAGCCCGCGATGCAGTCCCCTGGCTTGTCTGTCGGCTCCACGTTAAAGCCATACGCCCGCAGGATTGCGAATATCTCCGGCTCGTTTTCGTCGCGTCGCGCTTTCTGGGGTGCTTTCCATTTAGCCATTGTGCGAATCCTTTGCTGTAAAAGTTTTCCATCCAAAATTCACGGCGGCATCAGGTCCCCACGGATTCAAGTGGGGGCGATCCTTAATGATGTGCTGAACAGGTTTGACCCCCCGATAGTGCTCCCTGTTTGGCCAGCCATCTAACGGCTCGCACGCGACAACGAAGCCACTAGATATCAGCTCGTCAAGGGCGGTGCGGGCGCGAGGGGTTATAGCCATTTCTGCGTGGTCTCCTCCAAATGAAAGCGTTGATTTAGCTGAGGGGAAATGCGCAAAGCCAATTACGCAAGCATCATCAGATAATGTCATTTACTTGGCTCCTTGCCTTTGGTGTTATCAATCACAAGACTAATACCGCCAAGGCTTTTGCCCGACGCTGCAACGCTTCTTATCAGATCGTCTTGGCCGGATGCGTTAATTTCCACGATAAATGCGCCGACTTCTTCAGTGGCCTCTTTGAGCATTTTTAACGCCTCATCTATCTCGTAACCCATATCAAGAATTGAGTTTACAATGCTAGTTATCGCCCATTTTTGACCTGCAAGAATATCCCCAGATTCGCCACTAGCTTCCGCAAACATTTCACAAAACCGTTGATTTATATCAACACAATTATTTACATGGTCACTCATTTTAACTTTCCTTTGCTTGAAGAGCCATTACGGCATGATTTGCGGCCCGTAGGCGTGGCAGGTGCTTGCGTGCCTCACCAGTGCGCCCTTGCAGCATTAGGGCTATGTAGCGGCCCCGTGCTGCGCTCCAATCGGTTGCGTTTTTTGTTGGGGTCATGGCTTGGCCTTTAGTTCAAATTCAAACTTCGGGCATTCATAGACAGGCTGAACAGTCCCAAACTTGACACAGTTTTCGTAATTGGCCTGCGCTATTTCGCAGTTGTCACCTTTTAGCGGCCTGAAGTGTACGCAGCCTTGAAAGCATAGGCAATGATCTGTGTGCGTGCCAATTAAGTGTGATTGCACAGAGACAATTTGCCCGTGGTGTTTGTACTTTTCAATCATCTATTTGCCTTCCTTTGCTCTAATCTCAAGCGCTTTAATCAACTGCCGCTGCACAAACGCCATAGGGTCGTTAGTTTCCTCATAGCGTGCCAGCGTTCGGCGGTAGATTGTTAGCTTTTGGGCTGTTGTTAGCTTCATGGCTTGGCCTTTAGGGCGTCCTCGCCAATTACTTCCTTGCGTGTCCATGAATTACCCATTGGCTAATATTTCCCCAATCGCCTCCTCAAATTCCGCAATCTCCTCCTCAAGTTCCGCAACCCGTGCCAATGCCGTGTTGTGTATGTCGGTGCGGGTGTATGCGACATCCATGTTAAGGTAATCCATGGTATTGCTGGCGTGAGCGATGTACATGTCTAGGTCGTCAAACCCCGTAAGGTCAATCCATAGCTTTTCTGGTGCGCCGGTCATTTCTTCACCTCATTGGCTTCTAGGGCGCATTCGGCAAACACTTTCATGATGCCTTGGGCCGCTTCGCTGTTTGGGATTTCAAGGATGGACCGCAATACTGTTTCAAGATGCGCAATCCGCCCCTGTTTTTCTGATATTTCAGCGTAACAATCTGTCAACTGCCCGTCTAAAATCTTTACCATTTGCTTGGGGGTCATTTCTTCACCTTGTACGTTGCAATAAACGCCTTGATCTTTTCGCGCATTTCGTGGCGCAACTGCCGCCCGCCCTCAAGCTGGCCGATCAGGTTGGCATCGCCCACGGCGTTTTTGCCGAACATTGTTTTCGCCATGCCGGTCTTCAATCGAAACTTCGCAATCTGGTCTAGGGCTTTTTGTTCTGTCGGTTGGATGGTTTGCATGTGGTTGTCCTTTGTTTTACTTGTATGGGTCCATGCCAAAACTGGCGCGAATTTCGTTTAAATACGTCAGGGGAACTAAGACGGCGACGGCCTCTTTAGGCGCGTAACGACCGCAAAACGTTGCGGCGTGCCTTGCTGCTTCTGATACGGGGCGCAGGACATCTAACTCACGTTGTGTCTTTGGTGGGATTTGTGCCAGGGCATCCCACGCATCTGCCTTTGAAATCATGTCACTCATATCATCGTCCTTTGTTGGGTTAATCATGTGCCTACCTTCGGACATTACCGCTGGATTGTCAACGTGATAATTCTGCATTGTCCGAAAATAATGCTTGCCATGTAAGATTGCTGGACGTATGGTGAGGCATAAGCAACAAGGGAGACGACCATGAGCCGCAGCAACCCCATGCACCACAGCGACAACTACGAAACAACCGCCGCAGAATATGACGCACAACGCCTAGAATGGGCCAACGCCGACGAGGCAGCACGCAAAGCCGCATACGACGCGCACTATCCCGACTTTGACGAACACGCGGCGGGAATGTGTGACCCACGGCACAGCCTGAGCAAATTCCACGACGGCGTTGTGCGCATCCCCGCGGCATTGATTAAGGATCTATGAATATGTCAAACCGAATGAAAGGCGTTCTAGAAGCAGCCGCCAAAATTGCAGATATTGAGACGCAAACTTTGGCAAGCTTTGCCGCTCAATGTCGAAATGACGGCGATGAAGAAAGCTCAGATATGTACGAGCGCAAGCGCAGGAAGTCTTCATCGCTGACCAAGCAAATTAAAGCCCTTGCGGCAACAGCATAGATAGGACCAACACCATGAACACCGACGGAAACACTGCCGCGATTGATCGCCACTTAGCAGAACGAGAGGCATACGACGCAGCCCAGCCGCCCGATGATATGTATTGCCCTGCGTGTGATGAAACAATCGACGGACCTGACTGGCCGCACCACGTCAAAGAGGAAAGCTGCCCCAACTGCGCGGCTCAATTGGAAGAAACACCATGAACAACGATTCAAACAACGACCTAGCCCGATACCACTCATTCCCGCCCTTGACGCCACACAAGCCCACGCCAACAATCCCGCAGATGGAGGACCGGCACGAGCGCCAGGTTTTCACAGACAAGGCCGAACGCGTGGTCAATCAAGTCCTAGCGTTTGCCTTAACCGTCTTGGCCGTCGTGTTTGTTGGCGGGCTGATGTATAAAACATTTGTGTGGGGGCATTGATATGAACAACGACCCGCAAGAAGGTGTGCCGCCTGACAAGTGGATGTCACACGACGGCATTATCTGGATAGGGGCCATGCCTGACGAATACCTGCTCAACGCGCACAAGACGTGCGTTCGGCACAACAACCCAAAGCAAGCCGACCTGATGCAACACATCAAACGCCGGAACTTAGATTGGAGGATTACAAAATGAGTATAAATGACAAGATTGCGGATATTATTGCACAACATTGGTGTTCTTTGACAGGCAACATTGACCAACACGACATGGCCGACGCTATCCTAGAAGCCCTGCCTGACATGATTGCGCCTCTGGTTTGGGGATTGCACGCTCTGCCCGACATTCTGCATCATTACAGCGACCATTACACCTTAATATGTATGGCAGACGGTTATCTTGTAGACTTTGATGACCTTAGTTTGGGGCATGGGTGCACTCTAGAACAAGCCAAATCCTTAGCCAACACCCACCACCGCGCCGCCATCATGGCAGCATTTAAGGGAGAGACACAATGATACTTGGATACATACTAATATGCGGAATGGGGCCAATGGAGCCTTACGCAATTAACGGCTGCATTGCTTATCCTGAGCAGTTCGCCGAAATGACCGAATGCGAAAACGAGGTGCTGGGTTTCTTGTACAATCACGACCTGCCCGAAGGCCGCTACATTGACGACTTTCGCTGTATTGAGATTGGAACGGGGGTATGAACACGCGCACAGCAATCCTTGACGACGCCACCACGCTTATCAATGGCGACCGTGAGAAACAATATGGCACGCCACAAGAGTCATTTGACTGCATTGGGGATATGTGGACGGCGTATCTAGGCCACCCCGTCACCGCAGCGGACGTTTGCCACATGATGGCGCTTCTCAAGATTGCCCGACTCCGCAACGGCGAGCACTACGATAGCAGCGTGGACGCGGCTGGCTATATGGCTTTGGGCGCTGAAATGAGCATGGGCGGGTAAACCCTTAACAATCAACCCCGTGCGTGATACACGAAACAAACGCAAGCCGATTGCCTTTCTTTTGGCAAATGCAACCGCATCAGCTTGCCATCTTGGAAGGTTAAACCATGCCAACACCACCCATGTCAGACGCGCTTGCGATTGAAGCCCTTGAGGCTTTAGAGAGTCACGGCGGCGTTGCTGCCCATGCCGCCAAGTCGCTTGGACTTCACGCAGAC